GCGCAAATGAGAATGATTCTCATTTGGGATTTGGGCCAAAAAAATAACCAGCCCTCGAAAGGGCTGGTTGTTTATCCGTTAACCGTAGCGTCCGCTATGAGTGGTCGTCCGCTATGAGTGGACAGTTGTGGATGCGCATTGAGAGATACGCCTTGTAGCGTTGGTGTTCCCGATAAGTCAGGTTGCATAATTCCGACTCAATGCATTGCTCATAGAACACCAGTTTACGTGTTGCCGTGTTGCAGTTCGCTTTATCATTCCAGATTGCGCCGTGATGCAACACAACTCCAAACACGGCAACCATAATCACCACCGTTGCAATGCAACCTAGAAAGTCTAACCACGCCTTGATGATTCTCCTTGTCTTGTTTCTCATCAGATTGCCTCCTGCGCCATTGCGAATAACTCAGCGTCCTCTGCCCGGTCGTCCTCTGCCGGTTCCTGCTCCGTGTTGATCGCGTCCACCTATCGGTATAGATCTCGCGCATAACGTCACCTTTATCAGTTGCTTGGTGCTTGTCATTCCACAAGCACAGTGCGCAACCTAGGCCATGAGAGATCGCGTCCAGTTCGTCTGTAGTGAAGTGAACTAACACCTCTCCGTTTTCTGCTTTTATCGTTCGCATGTCATGCTCCGTGTAGCATTTCGTTCTGGAGATTATTCTCCGCCTTGTGCGCTGCGTCGCTTTCGCGTTTGGCACGGCGAGCGCACAGTCTTGCCTCTTTGTCCTGCGCTTCCAAGACTTTTCGATGGGGTTCGTGATTCGCTACGTAAATTGCGAGTTCTTCCGGTGTGAAGATTTTCAAAGTGTTCATGGTTTTATTCCTTGTCCGCTATTGGTTAACGTATTCTATCAGTGGTCGTTTGCTGTCCTGCCGCTTGCGCGCCGGTGTAGCGTCCGCTATGAGGGACAAGTCAGCACGGTCTATAGTTCAGGCACCTCCGCGAATTTCGAGCCGCGCGCGGGTCGCGGGCCATGAGGACACCATGCCTCCACCTCAAATTTTACCGGACTGAGCGACAGGCTATATAGGTATTATCCCTTACATCTGTTGGCACGGTTTATGACGTCGGAGAGAACCATGCCAACAGGCGCGACCGTCTACCTGTGGATAACCTGTTAGTAACCTGTGCATAACCTGTGTATAACCTGTGGATAACCTGGCCGCGGGCACCCTCATATATGGTCTATAATTACCAGGTCTGGCACTCACAGGGGGGCGGTTACCAGACCTGGTAATTACGCCCCACATATAACTCTCCCACACGTAAACCATCATACTTTTTCAATTTACCTAAAGCGGTGCTAAAACCAAAATTACTATATACCTAAATTAAAAATACTTCTTGACACGCTGCATAGTATGTGTTAAACTTACCTATATACTAAGGAGTTTATCAATTATGAAATTTACTGTATACAATAAAAAAGACATTCCTTTGTTTACTGGAACAAAGCAAGAATGCATGCACTTTATAAAGCGTGAAAAACTTAATAGACGAGAAATTACTATTGAAGATCCCGCACTAAAAATTAAAGTACAAAATAAAGAACCTGCCCCACATTATACAATTCCAATTACCGCCGAAATTCCTCCACCTAAAAGTTTCCTTACAAGGATATTTTCTAGATGAGTGACTATCAATTATCCCCTATATCAGAGGATGCCTTACCAGAATGTATTAGCCCGGAAGGAGCAAGTATAGCAAATACATATCTGGCCAATGCTTGCTCCCTCACGGATAGTTCTAAGGCTCTTAATCTTCCCACTCACGAAATTTCTGCAGTCCTTCAACAACCCCTTATAAAAACTTATGTTAACTCTATCCTCCGAGAAAGTGGATATCGTCATATGGTAAAGATAGCCGAAAAACTAGACAATCTTATAGACCGTAAATGGAAGGAACTTGATGAAGCTGAAATAGGTTCCAATAAAGATATTGCTGATCTATTAGGTATGCACCATAAAATGCGTTTAGAAATGTCAAGATTATTACAAACAGATGTAGATAAAGGTGCTGTTGGTAATACTCGAAACACACAAGTTAATGTTTATGGCCCCGGAAATTATGGTAAACTTATGAAGAAATTAGTTGATGGCTAACTTTTTAATGTACTATGGAATTTTCTTATTAGTTAGCTGGACAATATTATTTTTATTATATGTATTAATAAGGAGTATAATATTTTGAAATATACAGCATATATAAGAGCAAACAAAAGAAAGTTAGTTTGCGAAAAAGAAATTAATTTAGATAGAGCAATTGATTTTTTAAAAGAAACCAAACACGGACTTATCGTGGATGGTAATGAAGAAGAATACACATTAGAAGAATTAAAAGATGTTAAGAATATCAGATCCCTCCCTGGAATTGGAGCAAGTGACTTCATTACCAGTAGAGAACCGGTTCATGAAGATCCCCATAGAGAACTATTTAAATCTTCTTGGGATCTCACCGAATCGAGTACAGAATGCGATAATTAATGCAATTAATAGACCTGAATATAGGTTTATTACTGCTTGCGTTTCACGACGTGTAGGCAAAACTTTTATCGCAAATATTATTTTGCAAGTAGTAGCTCTCATGCCGGGATCTACTGTTTTAATTATTGCGCCCGACTACTCATTAGCATCAATTTCGTGGGACTTACAACACGTACTACTTAAAAAATTCGACATTGAAACTACTCGTGACAATGCTAAAGATCGTATCTTGGAAATGTCAAATGGTTCGATGATTCGTATTGCTAGTGTAAGTCGTGTCGACTCGGCCGTTGGTCGTTCTTATGATCTTATCATATTTGACGAAGCGGCCCTTAACGACGATGGTGGCAAAGCTTTCAATATAGCGCTGTTACCTACTCTAGATAAAGATGCATCAAAGTGTCTTTTTATATCAACTCCACGCGGAGACAACTGGTTTAGGGAATTCTTTCAACGAGGATTTAATGCAGAATATTTAGAATGGCTTTCTATTCATGCTGACTATCATGAAAATCCACGTGCCTCTCCCAAGGTCGTAGCTCAAGCTAAAGCTACAATGTCACACGCTGAATTCGAACAAGAATTCATGGCAAACTTCGTAACATTCGAAGGTCAAGTTTGGGCTCTTAATCAAGATTGTATTCAAGACCTTACTCCATTGATGACTGAGGTACTTGCAGCCCCCGGCAGGGTGGAAGTTATTAGCGGACTTGATTTAGGTTTCCGAGATCAAACCGCAATGGTTGTACTATTAACCTGGCAAAATGATGAAGGTCACAATGTATATTATCTAGTAGCTGAATATGTAGCGCATGAGCGCACTACTGCAGTTCACGCTGAAGAAATTTCTAAATTAGTAGAGCGTTGGGATCTTGATTATATATTTGCAGATAGTGCCGCGGCACAAACTCGTTATGATCTAGCTACCACTTATGATATCACAACTATACCAGCTATTAAGAGTCGTACTGACGGAATCGGCGCGGTAGGCGCCGTGATTGATAACGATCGTTTGATCGTACATGAAGAATGTATAGAAGCTATTTATGCGCTGCGTAACTATAAATGGAAAGGCAGAGTAGATGATGGGGAATGGAATATAGAAACTCAAAAGCCAGAACACAATCGTGCATCGCATTGTGCAGATGCTATAAGATATGCGATTTACACGTATGAAAGATCGATGGGAGGAATTACTTAATGAATGGCTGTTTATTTTTTATGGGTATAACACTACTTGCGTATCTAATAATTGTAGCATTATACTCGTGGTTTGGAGGCTGGGGGTTAGCGGCTACTTTGTTACTATGGTTTTTACTATCATCATTTGATAGAGGGTAAATTCTATAGACCTAAATTAAAAATACTTCTTGACACGCTGCTAAAAATATGTCAGAATGGTTAGAATAAGATGAAAAAAGTAAAATACAACATTTATATTTGTTATGTCAATACTTAAAAGAATACCAATAAAGTATGTCCGTGATCGAGCGAAGAGTCGCTACGCGAAGGACTCTCATTGTTATGTTTGTGGAATTGATGGGTCATTAGATTTCCATCATCTCTTTACTGTGGATATACTATTGGATAATTGGTTAAGAGATAACAAGATAAGGATTGAATCTGCGGAAGATATTATCGCAGTCCGTGACGACTTCATAGAGAGTCATACGTATGAAATGTTCGAATATGCTAGAACTCTATGCAAAATTTGCCATAAGCGACTGCATACTATATATAGTCAGCGTCCTTCTTTGGCAACTGCTTCAAAGCAAGAAAGGTGGTTAGACATCCAGAGGGAGAAACGATGCCAGAAGGAAATTGGGAAACGTTAATTAACTTATATGCAATATACATAGGGATTAGTGCAGCATTAATACCGGCTTTAATTTTTGTATATAAGAAGGGAATTAAGCCATTGTATATTCACTTGAGAAATTGTATGAGTATGACGGATAAAATTGACCTAATCTTTGAAGAAATGATACCAAATGGTGGAACATCTATTAAAGATAAGGTTGATAAAATTAACTCCAAAATTGACTATTTAGGAGAAAGACAACGAGCACTATTATCAGATTCTGATCTTGCTCATTGCGAAATGGATTCTGAGGGTAAATGTACTTGGATAAATCGCGCCTATACTAGACTAGTAGAACGTATTCCCTCCGAAATTTTGGGTCATGGCTGGCACAACTGCATAGCCCAAAAAGAAAGAGAACACGTACTTAAAGCCTGGTTTGACTCGGTTGAAGAGGACAGAGAACTTAGTATAAACTTTAATTTTGAAACTCCCAATGGCGACTTAAAACCCGTCAGAGGAATCAGTTACAAAATGGCTACTCCAGAAGGAGAAACAATAGGATTTGTAGGTGTATTAAGGAGCCTAGATAATCCTATTTAATAATATATGAATTATTTAAAACAGTTACAGTATAGATGGAAGCATAGGGGACAGCCTTCAATTGCTAAGTTAGAAGGCGATGAACGTACTAGTGAAAAGAATAGGTTTTATTTTGAAAAGAGTTATGATAACCTTGAAGTAGTACGTCGTGGTGTAGATATGATTGTTGATTCTGCTATTGATGTTGATGTTAATATTACAAAACAACTACCTACTAAACCTATTCATGAAAAGGGAAGACAGAGACAAAAAACTTTATTTGTTATATTAAATTTTCGTCCTAATAATAATGAAGATGTAAATTCTTTTAGACGAGAACTAGTAATGGATTTTTTATTAACAGGTAACTGTTATCAGTATTGGGATGGTACTAGTTTATTTTATTTACCAGCTAAATTAATGAAGATTCATACTCATACTAAGAATAAAGTAAGTCATTATATATTTGATAATGTTAGATTTGAACCCCATGAAATTATACACACCAAAGATAATAATGCCGAATCAGAGTATGAAGGTAGATCAAGATTATATTGTACTAGGGGTACTATAAGAATACTAAGAAGTATGTTAAACTTCCAGGAGAACTTTTTTGAAAATGGAGCTATTCCTGGATTGATTATTCAAACACCTAATATTTTAGGTGCAAAGTTAAAAGAAAAGATGCTAGAAATATGGCGTCTAAGATTTAACCCACAAGATGGCGGACGTAGTCCGATGATCTTGGACGGAGACTTAAAAGTTAATCCACTTAGTAATGTGAAAATTAGTGAATTAGAGTTTGAAAAATCCGTTGATTCACATGAAACAAAGATTTTAAAAGCATTAGGAGTACCGCCAGTACTATTAAATTCTGGCAATAATGCGAACCTAAGACCAAATATACAATTATTTTACGAAATGACAGTTTTACCGCTTGTTTCTAAGCTCATCAGTTCTTATGAACGATTCTTTGCTTATGACATGGAGCCCGAGGTTGCTAAAGTTAGAGCTTTACGCCCTGAGTTAAGAGATGCGGGACAGTATTTTACAGGATTAGTTAACGCGGGAATTATGACCGCGGATGAAGCGCGAATCGAGTTAAGACTCGAACCTATGGAAGATGGAGAATCGGATAAACTACGAATTCCAGCTAACATTGCAGGTAGCGCAGTAGACCCATCACAAGGTGGGGCACCCGAAGAAGATGATTCTGAGGAAAAACCGCCCGCACCTACTAGTGATGAAGACGACGATTAATTATAATCGAGGAAAAAATATATGCTAACTAAAGACAAAGTTCTAAAACTTTGTGTACCTTTTACCTCTTATAAAGGAGAGGGAGAGGGTGAAGAAGAAGAGCTTATCATTTCAGGTCTTGCCAGTACAAATGATGAAGATCGTTCAGGCGATATAATTGCATCAGATGCCTGGAAGAAAAAAAGTGCTTTAGCTAACTATTTAAAAAATCCAATTGTTTTAGCATTTCATGATCCTTCACAACCAATAGGTAAAACTATAGATCATGAAGCTGTTAATAATGGATTAAAAATAACAGCTAAAATTAGCAAATTAGCAGGTAATATCATAGCTCTAATTAAAGAAGGAATTCTTTCTGCTTTTAGTGTTGGGTTTATGATTAAAGATGCTGACTTCGACCCTAAATCTGGGGTCTTTATGATCAAAGAGTTAGAGCTTTTTGAAGTTAGTGTAGTTTCTATACCTGCGAATCAAAATGCACTTTTCAGTATAGAAAAAAACTTTTCTAATCCTGAAGATTACAAAGAATTTAGAAATCAATTTATCAAAAGTGAGGAGACTTTAATGGTAGATAAAACCGACAAACCAGCAGTAAAGCCTATCGATACTGCCGCTTTAGCACGTGAAATTACTTCAATGGTTAAGGGTGACCTAAAAGCTGATGAAGAAGCTCGCGCAGAAGCAGAAAGAGTAGCTACGGAAGCTGCTGCTCAAATCGAAGTTACTGCTACAACAGCCGCTGAACGTATTCTTAAAGATATACGCTCAGAAATGGACGAAGACAAGAAGACTATGTCTGAAGCCCTAAAAGGCATTCATGAAGCTCTTAAAGAGAAGCATGAAGATGGTGAGCTTGAAAAAGCGCTTGCCGCAGAAAATAAAAATAATAAGATGAAATATGTTAAAGGTGACACAAAGCCTTTTGAAGATATTCCTACTTATATGAAAGATGGTATGATGTATGCGTCTAAAGTTTACGGTTGTCATATTACCGAAACTAAGACATTCAAAGACTATGTTAAAAAATCTAACATGGAACACTGGGATTCAGGCGTAACAGGTGAATGGGAAGATGAATATAGTACTCGCGTACATAATGCATTGAGAGAACAGTTAGTTGTAGAACCTCTATTCTCTAGTATTCCTATGAATACTCCTACGCTTAATATGCCAATCAATCCAGAAGCTGGAGACGCAACTTGGGTACACAGTAATGCGTATCGTTCAAGTCGTGGTGCACATGATGAAACTGGTACTGGTCTTAACACCTCAACTGGTGCATCAGTAGAACATGAAATCGACGAACAAGTGTTAATTGCCTACAAGCTTGCAACACGTGAATACATCGGTTATGAAGAAGAAGAAGATTCAATCGTTGCATTAGCACCGATTATCACAGAAGCTGTCGTTCGTAGAATGGCACGCACATCTGATCTAGCTTTCTTACGTGGCGGTGGTGTACTAACAACTACTTCTTACGATCCTATTTTAGGTCTTGAAGGCCGCGGCGCACTTACTACTGACGTAGCAATTGCCGGTGGTGTAGATTGGGAAGCTAATCTAACAGAAGATGTAGTGGCAGCATTACGTAGAAACTTAAGACTTTACGGTCTAGAGTCTGGTGCTCTTACATTCTTAGTATCACATGATCTTTACTACGCTTTAATGGTTTTAGATGACTTTAAAAATGTCAACTCATATGGTCCTAAAGCTACTGTTCACACAGGTGAAGTTGGTAGTATCTTTGGTGTTAAAGTACTTGTTTCTCAAATGTTCGATAATGCAGCGATTACAGCTGGTACCGTAGGTACAACCCTAGGTATTATGGTTAAGCCAAGTAACTTCATTAAAGGTGAATTACGTGGTATTATGACTGAAGCCGATCGTGATATCATCAACCAGAAGCGAGTTATCGTTTCTAGTCGTAGATTTGCGTTTAACGATATTATTACTGGACAAGCTACAGTTAATCTAGAAATTTCATCTTAATTGACGGGATTTATATTGTTGAAAGAGTGGGGGATTTCTCCCCCACTCTTTACTGTGTAGGAATATTATGGTAGACTTGATAACGTTAGATTGTTATAAAGAAGCAAAAGATATTAACAGTACTATTAAAGATGGGAAAATTCAAACTTTCATTACTCAGTGTAGTGCACTTATAGAACATTATTGTAATAGACAATTTATTACTTATTCTACTGTGGCTAATGCTAAAGTAGAGTGGTTTCCCGGTAAAACTAATAAAGTTTTTTTGACAGAATTTCCACTTTTAACTGTAGAGTCTGTAAAGACTTCCCCAGATGGAGGAGTTACACAAACTACATTAGATGAGGCTGAAGGGTCTAATCTTGGATATTTTGTAGATTTAGATGCTGGTACAGTTTTTACGCAGGTTACTACTACTAATTTTATAAATTCTTATAATGTACCTTATAGGAGTTTAGAGATAACTTATACTGCTGGTTATACAGAAGATACTTTACCCGAAGATTTAAAATTATGTGTTATTGATTTAGTACACTACTATGATTCCGGAGAAAATATTCCCAGTAAATCTATGTTGGGAGCGACTTTAGATAATCCGATACCTTATATAGCTAATAGTTTTCCACCCCACATACGAAGAATTTTAGATTTATATAGGTATAGTCCCTAATGGCTATTACTTTAAGGGGTGGTAATAAAGTTACATATCAAATGTTTCTTAATGAATTAAGTCTTTTCTTACTAGGTACAAAAAAGGGTGGAGGTACTAGACGAGATTTACAGAGACAAGAAGAAAGTTTATT